GACCGGGCCATGTAGATCGTCTTGTCCGGCAGATACAGCGCAGCGACCTCCTGGCCGTACATGTCCGAGGTGAAGTCCGTGTCCATGTAGATCTGCAGTGCGGCGGACACACGCCGCATCCGGGCGTCGTAGGTGGCGATCATGTTCAGCGGCGACTCGGACGTGATGAGCGGCTGACCGCCAGTTGTGTCGTCACCGGGGCCGACGATGTTGTACGCCCGCCCATAGACGAGGGCGTCGAGGTGGACCAGCGACGACTCGCCGTCGAGCTTGTTCGCCTGCCAGATACCCTGCAGGTCGTCGTCCACATCCGTCGCCCCGGGGAAGCGGAAACCCTCCACGACGCAACGGTTATTGAGGCCGTCGATGCCGATCATGGGCCAGCCGACGACCGTCCGCAGGCCCACCAGCGACGGCGGGATGCTGATGCCCAGGTCCTGCATCTTCTGCATACCGTCGTAGTACAGGCCCCGCAGCTCGAGGTAGGGGCGCTGCTCGAACAGCCGCATCCCCAGCCAGTTCGCCGCGCCCTGCTCGTCTTCGGACAGTCCCAGAGAGGGCAGGGACGGGATCGCGGCGGATGGAGCCATGAACAGCGGAGTCAGGGCGTTAGCGGTCACCAGGCACCCCTCTCAGTCCAGCAGAATCGCGCGACCCTTGCCGTGCCTCTTCTTACGTTGCTGCCATTCCTTGGACGCCAGCACCAGGCGGCGAACCATCCGAACACCGACCACGCACACCGCGGCGTCGATCTTCCTCGGACTGTCTTTCGATTCCTTGCCGATGGAGTTCCGGCCCTTGTACTCGTGCATGCGGGCGTTGCCCACGTGCCGGGCCACAGTCGGGTTACCGTCGTGACTGAACCCCTGCTGCAGGATCTCCTCGAGACACGTCTCAGTGGCCTCAGCGAACTCGTAAGCCCGCGAGCGCATGTCCCATGCAATCGACATCGGCTCCCGTGCCGCGGGGGCCGCCATGATGAGGTACCGGTCCTTGTAGCGATCGGGCCAGGTCACCTTGACGAAGCCCTGCCACTCCTGAACGTCGGCGAAGAACGCCACAACCTCGTACTTCTCATGCGCGCCGATCACAGCCGAGTCGACAGCCTCAACTGGTACGACGTCGTTGGCGTTGTGTGCCGTGTCCGGCTCCCACACGCCCACCGTGAACACATGGCCGTCTGACATGCGGCAGCCCATGAGCGCGGTCGCGTCACGGGACTTGCTACCGTCAAAGAACAGGACCACAGCCTCTTTGTCGGCCACGATCTCGTCAGGTTTGGCGAGCTTGGACCAGTCGCGCGGTTCGATCCACGCATCCTCGTCAGCGGTCGGCTGGTTGAGGTACTTGCGCCGCGAATCCGCACTGCTGGCCTGCAGGTCCCAGATGCGTTCTTTGATGGCATCGAGGTCAGCCCACCAGCAGTCGTCGTAGACGAACTTGAGCGCCTCGGTGACGCCGATCTCGCCCTTGGTCTGGTCGGGCGAGTCAGTCAGGACGGCGGTCGGTGGTGCCACGCGGGAGTCGTACAGGATCTTCGTCGACCCGCGAGCGTGGCCCTCCTCCTGGGACACCCACGCAAGGAACGACGCCTCAGCGACCGACTGCTTTCCCGGCTTCCATGAGTTGCACGTCTCGATCATCCGAGACCCGGACTTGGCCAAGTTGTCAGCCAGCGTCGACGCGAACTCGACGCCGCCGTTACCCGGGAACCAGTTCTCCGGCTCGTCACCGACAATGGCGGTCGGCTCGGCACCCTCAGCAGCAGTCGAGGACGCCGTCAGGACGTGGAGCTTGCCGCCGCCGCCTTTGTTGTAACGCTTCTCCCCAGGGTCGAGGTCGAAATCCCGGACGATGCGCGAACCCTTGGGCGCGAACGCGCGGACCATCCGCATCGTGTTGTCGGTCTGCGACTCGGCGGTCGCAGCGATCTGCACCAGCGGCATCGCCACCGGCTTACCGACGCACCCGCCCTGAGCCTTAGGGTCGAAGTCCTTGAGGCGCACGTTCCCGCACAGTTCGATCAGGGCGATAACCGCAGCGAAGGGCGACTTACCCGAACCCTTGGACAGCCGGCGCACTGCTCGACGATAGATCCACGTGCCGTCCTCGTTCAGCCCGTACCAGTGCAGCAGGAACCGGACCTGCGAAAGTGTCGGCTCCCAGCGCCGGCCAGCGTGCGGCCCGTTCGGCTGCCTCAGGTACTTCGTCCCGAACCCGACGGCTTCCCACCCGAGGGTCAGTGCGGGCAGTTCGAGCGGGAGAGTGACTAGACGGTCGAGCGGACCAACATCACGCGCCATCGGACATCACGAGAACGCCCACCACGCCGCGCGAGCGACGAGACGGTCGTACGCTGCCCTAACCTCAGGACTAAGTCCGGCGAGCAGGACTCTGTCGGCCTCTGCGTGCGCGTGCTCCGGGTCACCGCTCGGGTCGATCGCATCAAGGGCAGCGACAACCAGCGGCGTCGTGATTCGCTCGACGTCGACGCGGACCGTGATCTTGCCAGCTGAGGCCATCAGGCGCTCGCAAGCTTCGACTTGAAGTCAGCCAACGCCGTTACCGACGCCGCCTCGTCCTCGTCCACGACAGCGCCACGCTCGAGCTCCACCCGCGACCGACGACGATCACCCTCCGTCACCAGCAGCGACGACATCGCCTTGAGGTACGCCGACAGGCTCGCACCCTTGAGCGGGATGACGCCCATGATGGCGCCCTCCTTCTCGGTGAAGCCCACAACCTGTGGAGACAGATCCCGCGAGATCGATTCAGCGATCAGGTATGCGGTCGCCCAGTCGGACGGCTCATACCAGCAGGACTGACCAGACAGCGCCAGCGAGTCATACCAAGTCCGGGCCACCCTGTGCCACGCGTCGTCAGCCACTGGAGCGACGACACTCTTGGCCGCCGCCGCCTTGGTGATCTGCTCAGCAGGCTCGGTCACCTTCGCACGGTGCCCCATGCGGTCGGCCGCGCGCTTCGGGACTGGTCCTCGTGTGCCCATCGTTGACCTCCAGGGTCGGAACGCGCCGCCAGGGCGCGGTTAAGCGGGACGTACGGTAGGTGGGGTCAAACGCTGAAACCCGGGCTGAATGGCGGGCGGTAACCGAGTCGCGCACCCCCCTTAGAAGGCGAGGGGGAACGTCCCCACCCCCTATGCCACGTCGGCAAGGAGTAGGTCACGCTTGACTGAGTTGCAGTAGAAGTGGGCCGTCTTGAGGTTGGACTCGGCATGCTCGCCACCCGTTGCTAGTGCGATCACATGATCAAGCACAGGCGCGTCGAGAGTGGGCACTGTGGCAGTGCGATCGACTGGGTATCCACACAGGTAGCACGTCCAGTTGTCACGCTCGTAGATGCGGTACCTACTGACTGGCGACACCTTCATGCCGTGCTCTCGTGCACGTCGACGTGCACTACTGGCGTGTCGTGCACATGCCTTAGTGCAGTACCTGGTCATGCTGTTCTGCTTCACGAATGGAGCGCCGCACTCGATGCACCATCCTGCTACCCAGGATGTCGTGCCCTTGGTGCCTGCCGCTGCCTTGGCCTGTAGGTGCTCGAGTCTGCGTCGTCGTCGCTGTGACGGGGTGAGCCGCGTCAGGTGGCCCTTGCCGTAGCGCATGGCGTTGGTGCACTCACGTGAGCAGCACTTGGTCTTGCCATTGTGATCTGCCATCCATGCCTTGCCACACACAACACAGATGCGTTCTGTCCGCGTATGCGGCCAGAACCCAGTTTGGGCTTTCGTCTCACGTGATGCCTTGATCGTGCGTTCGGCGTTGTATCTACGCACACAGGCAGGCGCTCCGCATTGGACGCGACGCCTGCTGGTCATGGGCATGGAGCAGTAGGGACAGGGCATGTCATCTCCAAGGGATGCGGAAGGCCCCGACACCTTGGATGTCGGGGCCTTCCTGTCCGCGAGAGCTACTCGCGGATGTATGTGATTGTGTCAGTCAGATCAAGCCGGGATGTATCTCGGGTGCTCGCCGGCCTCGGGCGGCGTGCCTAGTGCTGCCACGTGCCGCTTCTGTCTTGCTCTTGTCTGCGTGACAGTCACGTCCACACGTAGGGCAAGCGCTGCCGTGTGCTGGTCGTAGGTTGCTCGCGTCGTGCACTGACAGTGTTGGGTGCGTCCACTCTGCCCACGGGATGACGTGGTCTACCTGTGTCGCCTGTCCGTGTCCGCACAGGTGGCAGATGCCTGCGTGTGCAGCGATGATGCGCGCTGTCTTGTGAGGGTCGAGGTAGTCGGCTGGTGTGCGTCGCTTCTGATCCCACGCCATCGAGTCACCTCATTTGGTGGGCGTGTACTTGCTGTTCTGCGGGCAGTAGGTGGCTATCGACGCACCGATCATGCTTCCTGCCTGATGCCCAGTGAACCCGTTGTCGGTGAGGGTCTTGACTTGCTCTACCCACGTTGTCACGCTGGGTGCCTGGTCGTATCCGTCGCAGATGATATGCGCGGCGCGGATCAGGTTGGCGTCGGTGATGCTGGGCGGCGCGTCTTGCTTGACAACACCGAGGAAGATCGCGTCGAGTGCTGCGCCTGTCGGACGTGTCGATGTCGGTGTCCCAGAGCAACCGGCGAGCAGAAGGAGCAGGCTCACACACGCGACCGCGATGCGCTTCATGCGTTCAGGGTAGCGCCGGCGGGGTCAGCGGAACAGCAGCGGCAGTAGCGCCGAGAGGACCCACGCGAACAGGCCAGCAGCAACGAGGTTGAACCTCGCGCTGGGGACGTTGAACGCGGCGAGCGCGAAGAGGATGGCAGCGGCGATGAGCAGGACGATGGTGAGCATGATCTCCTACTTGGTGGGCTCGAGTTTGGCGTGTGCCTTGACGTGCTCCCGGATGGACTCGTGGTCGGCGGTGAAGGTGACCATCGAGCCCTTTGCTCTGACCGCTGCCATGAGCGGAACGCGGATGGTCTCGTGACATGCCGGGCACTCGATCTTGGCGTCACCGATCTTCATCTTCGTCTTCTTCTCTCAGGTCCACGAGTTTGCAATGCCGGGCTACTTCGAGCATGCCGATGATCTCGACCCACGACATGCCGTCTGACTTGGCGTAGCGGACAGCCTCGGTCCCATCGGCGCTGATGACGCGGAGCAGGACGAACGCGCTGGCGATGAGCTCGCCCTCTTCGGGTTCGTGGGTGACGCCGAGTGAGTCGAGATGCTGTCCTAGCGGTTCGCCCATGTCGCCCCCCTCGCTCACAGCATGGGGGGCGGTGTCTGAGCCGTTGGCCGCCCCTGGTCCACACCTGCCCGCGTCCCGATGCCCTAGAGCGGTGGGATGCCTCAATGGCAACATGCGAACAGCCGCCCTGGTAGCCCGTGATCGGCGAGCCGTTCCCCCATTGCGGCTGTCATCCCCCCGCTTCTCTGGCGAGGTTATGAACGTAAGTGTTACACGGATTCATGTCCTGTCAAGTCTGCCACTCGGCGTGTCGCTTGTTAGGTCCTCCGACTCGGAAGCCCACTCGACCAACCACTCCCGAGTGTTGAGTAGTACGGGAGGGAAGATCCCCTCAATCTTGAAGACGAGGCTGGTCGGCCCGTTTCGGTCATCTACGACGCCGAACCCGACGAGCGTGCTCTCGCCGTACCGCGCAACACGCTTGCGATCCTTCGACTCGCTCATGCGCTCTGCTCCTTCGCTGCCAGTAGGTCCGCCACGTTGCCGTACCTGACGATAGCGACCTCGCGTCTCACGATCACGCCCTCGTCGCGCAGGATCTCAACCCACCGCTTGCCTTGAGCTTCGATGCGGCCTCGGTTGATCCACTGCCGGATGGTTCCACGCTTGGCGCCGGAGAGTGTGGCGGCCTCGTCGATGGTGACGAGCCGGTCTCGCGCTTTGTCGATCCGTGCGGCGTGCTCGGCGGCAACGTCGTACACGTGACCGCATGCGCACTTGGCGGTCGTTGCGTCGTGCTTGGCCCAGAGACTCAACCCGCATTCGCACACTCGTACGTACTTGTGGCGCTTCGGTGCGTCGATCGTGTCGACGCAGTCGCGGTAGACCTGGCCGAGGTCGTGAACAAGTCCCCAGCCGTCTTGCTCCGGCAGGCGCGGAAGTTGAGCGGCTTGTCCGAGCAGCCACAGGGACATGGCGACGGTGGTGGCGATCTCGGGCACGTCGATGCTGTTGACGTCGCAGATGAGCCGGACCTGTCCCACGAGCTCGTTTCGCAGCCTGTCGAGCCAGTACGACGCCTTCCGGTTGTCGAGCGAGACGCGCGCCGCCCACTTCGCGTACTCGACCTTGCCGGGACCAACGGTCTGATCGTCGGCAGGTACGGGTTCCTTCGAGTCGGCGAACAGGATCCGGTCGTCGTCGTCGAGCGGGATGCTTGTGTCCTGCCCCTTGCCTGGTTTGACTCTCGCGCCGCGTCGATTCTCGGTCCACGTCATCGGGTTCGGAGGCGATGACACGACCGCGTTCCCCTCACGATTCCCGAACCTCACACGTCCGACCTGCGCCAACTCGAGGTCCTCCACGAGCGCGGTGACGTTGCCTAGGTGGACCTCCCACTCTTCGACGCAGGTGGGGCACACGAACCCGTCGCCGGCGAGGTAGTCGCAACTGGGGACGCGGCAGGGGTTGCCGCTGAGTGCGATCTTCACGTCGAGGGATGGAGCGGCGTAGGGCTTGGCTGCAAGGTCGAGAACTTCCGTGCGGACGTTGACCCGTCGGAACGTGGTTCTCGGGAGCGGTACCCGATCTTGCTCGGGGCAGTCGCACGACCCGTCGAGGGCTGTCTCGAGGTTGCACCGCGGGCAGATCATGCCTGCTCCTCGATGACAGGGAAGCGAGCGTATCTGGCTGACCGTCGTGCTTCGCGGAGAGCTCCCCAGCGGGTGAATGCGCATCCCGACCCGACCGTGCCACGCCAGTCAGATACCTTCCATCGCCATGTTCCCCAGCCGACGTGCTTCACCTTGATCGTCATGACGCGTCCCTCCATGCTGCCTTGGTCTCCACGTGCCACGCCTCGCACGGCGCGCACCACTCGGCGCGTCCCTCGGTCGTGAGTCCCACAGCCGCGTCTTGGCTGACGATGCGGCGGATCTTGGCGCGGGCCGCCTCGCGGGTGTAGTTCTGGCGTCGGCAGGTCACGACTCGTCTTCGTAGAGGTCGCCCATGTAGTCCAACCCGCACTGCGCGCAGCGTCCTTCGACCGTGCCCGGCCATCCGCACTGTGGGCATCTGATCCACTCGGTTGGGTCGCACGCTATGGGGGCCAGATGCGGGTGGCCCTCGATCTGCGGGGTGAAGTAGTTGTCGCTCACGATCGCCTCTCCCGCGTCGTCAGCCCTGGGGGTGTCTCCGAGTGCCAGCCCTGGCCAGTTCTCAGCCCCAGGGCCGGTTCTGGCCCCGCCAGCGGCATCCACGGGCTCGGGCAGTCCCAGCGCGCGACGGCACACGGGGCAGTCGGCAGGGTCGTGGTCCTCGGTCGGGTTGATCCAGGGCACCTCGTCGTCGTCCTCGCCGTACAACCCCTGCTCCTCGGCGTCGGCTGCCATCTGGTCGAGGATGGCCTGTCGAGGCGCGCGCAGTCCCGCGTTCTCGGCCCGCAGCCGCTCGACGTCCTCCCATGCCTCATTGAGCAGGCGGGAGTTCTCCTCGACCTCCAGTTCGTGGCAGGCGTGACACACCTTGCCCTCTGGCACCGTCCATCCGAAGTGGACCTCGAACTCGTGCTGGAGGTCTGCGTACGCGTCACGCTCGCTCTGCACCAAGACACCGAGCCGCTCAACCTCCGCCTCTGCCTCTGCGGCACGCTGCTCGGCTGGGGTGCGGTCGTAGCCGTCGATGATGCGTGTCAGCCGCTCGACTTCCGCGAGCAGCGCCAACCCACGCTTGCCGATCAGGTGCAGCCAGTCCGCATCGACACTCGTGGCGTCCACTCCCCCGACCTGGCAATCGCAGTTGTACTTGACGGCGCGCAACTCGCCGAACGTTCGGGCTAGCGCGTCCAGGTCGATGGGCTCACTCATGGCTGGTCTCCTTCGTGGACTCGTCGTTGCATGCTGGGCACTTGTCGGCTGCGTGGAAGACGACCATGCACCCAAGGTTTCGGCAGACGTTCAGGCCGTCGACCTCCCGCGCGTTCAGCACCTCGCCCCGCAGCCGCTCAATTTCCGCGAGTAGGTCCGGGACGTCAGTGCGAGCACGGGCGATGAAGTCGGCGTCGTTGGTGCGCGGATGGCCGTTGGCGTTGCGATAGGACGTGCGGGCCACGAGGATCGCGGTGTCGAGGTTCGAGTCACCTACCGGGTCGGCCAGCACTGACATGCCCCACGTCTTCCACGGACCGGGGGTTGCTATCTCGGCGCGTGCCTTGATGAGTGCCAGGTCAAGCGGGGTGGGCTCACTCATGGCCGGTCCCGTCCAGGGTTCGATGTTGGTCTGGCCGTCGGGGGTGTTCATGCGTTGCTCTCCTCGTGTCGGAACTGTGCGGGTCGTCGTGCTGCGATGGCCGCTGGGCTCGCTGGGGTGATCGGCCGCGGCTGCTCCCACTCGTGCGGCGGGATCTCGCTCGGGATCATGTGCGCCAGGTGCTTGTCTCGCCGGACGCCACAGCCGGGGTAGCCGCACTCCGGGTCGAGCGGTGCATAGCCGGGCAACTTGCTCGTCCCGGCGCCGGTGAGTGTCCTGGCGATGGTTGACCACGGCCCGTCTGTGAGTGCCCGGGCCGGCGTGACCGTGCTGGGCTCGATCGCACAGACGGTCATGCGTACGACGGCGTCCCGGTAGGACCACCCCATGGCG